CCATTGGCCAAGGATGGAATGCTTGTCTTTCGCGAATGCTTCCATGGCATTCTTAGAGCCGATATTAAAAGTGTGTCTATCTTCGATATCAGAGAAGAATGAGAATGGATTGTTACGAGTGATAGCGCCAGCAAAACGACTGAGAGCAGTTGAGCCAGTCGCTTGATCAAGAGTAAGCGAACTGACCACATAGTTATTCAAAAGGGTGAATACTTGATTCGCATAGACTTGAATATAGCCATGCTTCTTCTCTACCTCGAAAATGACAAAATCCTGTTCACCGTGAATGTCATCAGCCGTTAGGAACGTTTCCTCCTTCAACTGCTCCCATAAGGAATCCGAGGTCGGAAATCGGAAGGACAATTGATAAGTGCTATTACCCTCTTGAACAATTTCATCAGCATAGGCAGCGTTCAGAGACATATTCCCATTTGTTAAATAAATCAAATCTTATACCTCCAATTCGGTCGAATAGTAATTTTTCGGACGGTTCCAGTAAATGAAACACCAACTTTTCCTGTCGGGATTTCGAGGAAGCCTCCACGCTTCCGAAGTGTGTTCTGAACCACTCCAGTAGCATTATAGATGTTTTGCTTGCCTTGCCTGCAATCAATCGTGGCCTTGGTCTTAATAGCAAGATACATGGTCTTACGGCCAATAGTAAGGGAGATATCACCATCCCCCTCAATTTCGATGATAGGCTCTGAATAGATTGTTCCAAGATTGTTGATTGTACCAGATGCAGTCAGAACCACAGGTTCTACGCTCTTCTGATATCGGAATGGTTGCATGTCTAACTTGATTTCTAACTTCCAAGCATGATTTCCAAAAGGTTCAAAACTAGCAGTCACAAAGTTAGCATAAAACAATGAGCCAAGCTGATAGCTAAATTCTAAAACATTATCATTCGATTGAAACTTATCAAGAATACTTGAAATCTCAACCATTTTTTTAACGTGGAGAGTGAAGGTCCTTTCGTAACTGTCGAAAGAACCGTCTAACACACGGTAACTACCATTAACTCCATAAAGGTTTGCTTTCTCTCCTTTTGGCTTAGCAGCCTCCACCTTCCCGAAATCTGTCACAACACAACCAGGAAGGGTTGAGGTGTGAAAACCATTGATGATCATATACTCCATTAAATTCCCTCCCTTGCGTAAATTGCACCGTGTTGTTCATAGGTTTTGAGTGAGATAATGTCATTGTCCAGATAAACGTCTGACGATTTTTCAAGGATAGCAGTAAGGATTCTCTCCATACTTGCTCTCAGAATCGCTATCTCAGACACGGTTTTATTCTCATGTGCTTCAAATTGAGCTGATGGCATAGCCAACTGGGCTTCTAGGTTTTTAGTAACAGATGCTGACGAGTTTAAATCTAAATTATCCCCAGAAAATACATCTGAAATCTCACCAGCTATTCCACCAACTGTTTCTTTGACACCTTTAAACCTTTCTTGCAGTCCTTGGTCTAAACCTTGCATAATTGCATTACCTGCTGGAATCAAAAGCTTACGGTCATAGTCAATAGGACCTTTATGGTCTCGAATCCAATTTGCAATCCCACCAACAAAATTAGTAACTCCTTCCCAGGCAGATTTTAAACCACCTAAGAAACCATTAAGAATGGCCTTACCAGCTTCCCAAAGATTAATATTTTTAATTCCATTAAAGATATTAGTAATTTTGGTTACCAGATCACTAACAGCTTGTTTCATGTTATTCCATGCAGTCTGAGCACCGCTGACAAGCCCATTGATGAAACCAAGTACAAGTGATTTTAGTCCAGCCCATGCTGCGCTCGCTGTTGATTTGATATTTTCCCAGAGACTGGATAAGAAACTTACAAAGTTATTCCATAAGTTTTGAGCACCTTGAATCAATCCAGTAATTAGATTCGATACTGTAGATTTTATCCACTCCCAGGCCATAGATGCAGCTGTTTTGATAAATTCCCAAATTGTACTAAGAACATTAGAGAAGTTCTCAAAAACACCAGTAGCGTATCCAACGATAACATCCACAACTCCAGAAAAGTATGTCTTAATACCCTCCCAAATCAGAGAGATTCCATTTTTGATTCCTTCCCAAATCAGAGAAAGATCTACACCTAATTGATCAAAGTTTCCTGTAACTATGTCAATGATAATCAAAATAGCACCCAAGAAAATCGATTTGATAAATTCCCAAGCGCCTTCAAAGATCATTTTAATTCCTTCCCAAACTTGAGTAAGACCATCTGAAATGTTGTTCCAGATATTCATGAATCCGTCAATGAACGGTTGAACAATAGCCATCACTACTGTTGTGATAGCTGTCCATGCCACAGATGCAGCCTCTTGAATACTTACCCACAAGTCAGAAAAGAAAGTTACAACAGCAGTCCACATCGCTTTCAAAGATTCGATATAAGCAGTCCAAGCTGTAACGACTCCTTCCCATAAGATGATAGCTCCTTCAGAGATGCTAGACCAAAGATTTACAAAGAAATCTGCAATCCCTTGCCATGCCTCCTTGATCCAATCTACAAAAGATGACCAAATTTGCTGACCAGTTTCTGTTTGTGTGAAGAACCAGACTAATGCAGCTACAAGAGCAGAAATAGCCGTGACAACAATTCCAATCCAGCCACCTGAAACGCTTAGGACTGCATTAAAAATACCAAATGCTCCACTTGCCCCCATTGTTGCAGCTGCATTAGCAGCTTCAGCAGCCGTTAAAGCTCCTGTTCTAACGAATTGAGCTAACATTAAACCATTTGTGATAGCTAGAGTTGCATTCCTGATTGTTTCAATTCCTTTTATTACCGCTAAGACAGCTTTATATCCTGCCCATGCACTCGTAATGCCAACAACAGCAGATTTTAAGGCATCTAATGCAAGAGGTGAATCTTTTAACCAAGATGTAAATTTACTAAGACTTTCAGAGGCGTCTCTGATAAAACTTGTAATACTTTCAAAGGCAATGCCTAGCAGATTCACTCCCTGCTCTCCATCTTTGATCCCTAAAAGATCTCCGATGAAATCAACAATAATGCTTGCAACATTTCCAGCAACTGAACCAATATTCTCAAAAGTGACTCGGATATTGTCTGCGATGTTGACAATTTGATTAGCAGCACCATCGCTAAATCCAAGCATAGTCAAGATATCAATGTTGTCTTGCTTGCTCAATGATCCAAAGATCATATCAAAGAAAGTTTCAAAAATTCCTGTCACACGAGACAATTGGTCATATACTGCACTTCCAAAATCATCTCCAAAAAGTTGAGAAGCAATCTGGCTAATCCCCTCGGTCAAAACTAAACCCAATCCAGAGAAAATATTTCCAACCATTGGTAAAAAGTTATCGAAGAGAAAGGTAGAGGTTGTTTCTGCTAAAGCTTGCAAAGATGGCAGAATATTTTCTCCCAATGCTAACTTTCCAAGTACATTCTGAGCTGCTGCTTTCATGGATTCAAACGATCCGCTAAAAGTAGATGCTGCCTCTTTAGCTGTTGTCCCAGTGATGTCTAAATTCTCCTGGATAGCATGAATGGCGCTATAAACATCAGAAAGGTTGTTAATGTCGTACTTGACACCAGTCAACTTCTCTGCATCAGCCAAGAGACGTTGCATTTCTTGCTTAGTACCACCGTAACCAAGCTTCAGGTTATCCAACATGGTGTAGTTTTGCTTCGCAAACCCTTGATAAGCCATCTGAATGCTCTCCATCGATGTCCCCATCTTATTAGCATTATCTGACATATCAATCATGGCCATGTTAGCTGTTTCAGCAGCTTTGTTTGTATCACCACCCAAAGACTGCAAGAGACTAGCTGAGAAGCCTGTCACGTTCTCCATGTAAGCATTGGCTGACAATCCTGTTGTTTTGTAGGCTTCATTAGCGTATCCCTTGACCTTGTCAGCAGAATCTTTGAAAAGAGTTTCGATACCTCCTAGAGATTGCTGAAGCGCAGCTCCCTCATCTAAAGTAGCCTTAAATGCTTTACCAATCCCTGCTGCAACGATAACTTTTTTTATTGTTGCCATCATGCTAGAACCTAATGACTGTCCAGCACTTTGTCCTGCTGCACTCGCTTCAGGATTGAGGATTGATTGAATTTTACCAGTTATACCTCTGGCTGATGGTATCAATTGCACATAAGCCTGTGCTATTTCTGTCGCCACTAATCCTCACCTCCAATCTTTTCTAGAATTTGCTGACGATATTCTTCAAAGTCCTTACCAGAATCAAAGATCATCTCCTTGCTTTCTTTAGCTTTAGTTTTACCTGTCAGTTCCTGCGCAACCATAACAGGTTTATTGATTCCTTTCTGGCCGTCTGTTGTTTTAAACCAAACAAGAGCAGAAAGCCTATCAAGCACACCCGCAAGCAAAAAGGTTTCAAAAGGAACTTTGCTATTGGTCATTGCTAGTTTGATCCGAGAATCATCCTTTAAACCAAAAGCAAAGACAGCCACCTGGTCAGCAGGTAACTGTCTGTAATCAAAAATCCCATATGTTTCAGCTAAATCACAAATAAGAGCATCTTCATCTGTTTGAATCATTCTAGCAAGGAGCGCTATTTTTTTAACTGGTTCTGACTTGTGAAAATCTCACTAATTTCTGCTCCCATTTTATCCAAAGGAACAATACCGTCTGCAGTCCGCACATGGTTTTTCAAATCCTCGGATTTATTACCAAGCATAAGTTTGACCACTTTTGGTAAAACTGCCGGATTGGTATCTACTTCTGCAATAGCTTCAAGCAACTCATAGTTTTCCAAGCGCTCTTTTGTGATTTCAAAAGCAAATCCGGTCGAAGTCACCCCACGGATTGTTTTAATCTGTGGTGCAGCTTCTTTATTTTTCTTTTTGCGATTTTGTCTTGACATAATTAAGCTCCTTTGATGTATTCATAGTGTGTGTCATCAGTAGCGTTAGGAAATGCAGTGACAGTCGTACCATAGCCTAGAACACTTCCATCGTTATAAGTAATTTCATCGATGGCAGTTACTTTTCCTGAAGGGATAACAATACGTTTAAGTACACCACCTTTTAGAACTGTTTCGATTACAAGACAATGATGTGGCAATTCTTTTGAATTTGCCTTAATGGTAATTCCTGATGACAAATCACCGGATACATTATCTGAGCCATAAACTTCCTTCAAAACTTCCACATTTAATGCTTCAATAAGCATGTATTTGAATGTGTCTGTTTTTTCCTTTTGAACTGAACTTACAACGACACCACCCCAAGCTTTGATATTTTCTGACTCTGGCGAGTTACTGTTGGTCATACCATCTTCTGAAATATAACCTAGTGCTTTAAACGCATCATCTAATTTTGTAGTTGCGTCAGTTGGCAGTGCTGTTCCAAGTGGTGCTGAATAAACCGCACCTCCGATTTTAGGTTTTGCAGTAGTTACATTTGCTTCTGTAGCCATTTAATTTCTCCTTTTTTAAAAATAATTAATATCAAATACGGCTTGATATCGATATTGTTTTGTTTCAGTGTCCGTAAAGTTGTAATCGCTGTTTAGGTGGACACCACAGATTGAATCTAATTCAATCAACCCTTTAACAGCACTTTTTACTTTCACATTGAGCTCTGCAGCCTTCTGCATAGTTGGGCCATAACTTTGAAAAGCAAAGGTCGCACTACCAGAGTGATTACGCTCCTTTCCACCTGTCTTTTGAATAATGACAAAGCTATCGGGAGCTTCAGCTTCATGCTCAAAAAATGACGGTACATCTAAATGACCGTCAAGATATTTCTTGATAATAATTTCAATCATCTAATGCACCGCCTTCAACAAAGTGTTATTTTTCAAATTATCCCTCTTCGCTTTTCGCGTTGCTGGATAAATCATAGCATTGGCCCTTGTCTTACCAACGTGGCTATCTTGTTCATAACCAGGGCCACATCTTTTTTTAATGACTGTCGCTTCTTTGTTCAGAATGTCCTGAACCTCTTTGGATTTCAAAAGAGCTCCTACACCCGCACCGATAAGCTTGACTTTGAAATTACTCATACGCTTCAACCATCACTTTCTTATTCCATTCTAAAGGCATCATGGCTTCAATGCCTTCTAACGGAATGCCTAGCGTGCGCCACTTGCGCCCAAAGAAACGAACCTCACGGTCTTTCCACTCGTTCTGATCGCCTTTGGGGATGCCTAGCGTATAAGAAGCCTTCTTCCCGGTCAAACTAAGCTGAGTAGTGACATCTTCTGTCGAAGCTGGAACAACCAGGACATTATCTACTTGAATTTCTTTATTCTCATAAATAGGATGACCAAAGTCATCCCGACCAGTCTTAGTTTTCCCAGTCAAAGTTACAGTAATTCCTTTAATCCGTCCCATAGATATCAATCACCCCATATCTTTGTTTCTTTAGACCTAGACGTTTTAATTCTGAGTCTTTAATAAAGAGACCCCCACCAGGAACTAGATAAGATCCACTCACTGAATAGCCTAATGCACTCTCAGTGAATTGAGTCATCGGTTCCTGGTTGGTTGAGGTCATCAACGTGCGAGCTACCACATCAACCGTGACGGACTTAACGACCATGGCAAAAGATGGATCAGTAGCAACCAATCCATCTAAATCTTTGCCAACTTTTTTAGCTTCAACTCTAAGAGAATGAGAAACAACTTCCAACAGTGCTTCGGCTCGTTCTTTCTCATCGAATTTCAATGTTCGCCATAATATTTGAACATCTTCTACTGTTGCAAAGTTTTCCATTTCTACCTCCAGTCAAGCGACTACTGGACTTCAGTGTCAGCTTGTTCAAGCAGCGAAATCAATTCAGGTTTTGTAGCACGGTTATCATAAGAAATACCTTTTTCATCAAGGATTTCTTTCAATGCTGCATTAGTCAATGAGTCCAAAGGTTTGTATGCTGCAATTGGAACCCAATCACCCCCAGAAATTTCTGTATTAGTGTTGATTGTTGCTCCTGTCTTTTGGTTTACATACTCAGCCATGATTAACCTCCCGTTTTCACAATACGAGCGAAACTAGCAGCGTCCATGATGCCCCATCCAATGTATGCTTCGCAACGGATATAAATCTGGTTATACCCTTTAAGGTCGCGACCGCTGTTGTCAGGATCACCATACTTGATGATTTCCATCGGAACTTCTTTCGCATAGCCCCATTTGAACATTGTTTCAAAGTCCCCAATAATCGCTGTGTTTTTAGGATCTGTTTGTGAGTATGATACAGTGCGATTTTTATCTACTGCCAATCCATTGATTGCATCAGGTACACCGCCCCATGCCAATTCAGGATACAATTTCCCGCCTTCAGCATTTTTCATTTTAGAAAGAGCAGTTGTAAAAATAGGATCTAGGATTGCTCCGGTGATATCACGTTCTGAACCATCAATCATACCGACAGCATCTTCCATACTTTCGTCTGGGTTAGATTCTTTGAAAGTTACTGTCTGAGTAACTTTTTTATCAAAGCAGTTAGTTCCAATAATGCTTGACTCTTGTTTTGTACGTGGGTTAATACCGTGAATACTCATAATATCAAGCCCTCGTGCTAATTTTTTAGAAAATCCTTCCACAAAATCACTGAGGATGTCAACTTTTGCTTCTTCTGAGGCGTGTAAAAACTCATCAGATACACGGGCACCATATTCGACTTTTAGTGGAACAATAGTAACAGGATCAAGGCTCACACCACCATGAGTCTTCTTGCCATTTTCAGCCACGATGTCGATGTCCGAATCAAAGTCGAAAATGAACTCTTTTTGGCCGTTAAACGGAATAGGCTTTTGGGGTGATAGCTTAGCAATTGATGAATGTCCCTTCACCTTACTAATAACTTTTTTTACAAGCTCTGGATCAAATAGATTTCCTTTTGCAAGTTGTGCTTCTGACATATTTTTTTCTCCTTTTTAATCTTCAATATTTAAATTTTGAACCAAATTTCTATACATGGTTCTTTCATCATCTTCTTTCGGAACAATCGGCTCCGTTGATTTTACTGGCGCTACTTTGCTTACTGGCTTCATAAAACCAGCTAAGCGCTCTGCATCAGCTTTCAAGCTTTCTTCATCAGTTCCCTGCAAACGATCTGCAAGGTCGTAAGGCAGTCCATGTTGCAAAGCTACTCGAGTTCGCAGACTAGCCGTCTCATAACCAGCGATTTGATTCTGCAAAACTTCAAGTTGCTTGTCAGCATCTGTCTTACTTTGATTAGTAGCTTCGATGGTTGACTTCAAGCCACCATTTTCTTTTTCCAACTCTTCAACACGAGATTTGAGCTGGTCATAGTCGACATATTTCTCTTTCTCTCGAGATAAGCGAGCCTTAATAGCAGCATCAAATTCTTCTTGTGTAGTGATTGGTTTAAATTCTGACATTCTCATGTCTCCTTTCTCCTGCTTCCCCGGCAGTTCGGTAATTTTTGGGCATCAAAAAAAGCAGTCACCTGACCGCTTATTTTAATAACTGATTTTTTGCTTTTTCTTAGGCTTAGTCGTAGCACAAGCCCAGTGCGCAAGCAAAGCACTATCCATCAAAGAAATATCCATGTCGTCAAAGTGCGATCGATAACCAAAGCCACCATTTGAACCAATATTCCGCTTATCGCAGTTAGTAGCTACTTTTGATAGCGATGGCTGGCCAGCGTGACAGATGGTTTTCTGGTAGATTCCCTGTTCCCAAAGAGCGTTGGCCACGATGATTTCTTTCACCGTCGGAAGAATCACATTCTTGATTCTGTAGTCCTTCAACTCTTCGTCCAGGATCTTTTGACCACTTGCGCCATCAATGACAATCTGAGCCACATCAGCTTGACGCAAGAAAGCAACCATCCACTCATTCCCATTACGAACGGATTGACAATCGACTGTTTCCACAAAGAAACGGCCATCCTTGGTACGTGCAGCAATGCTCAAAGCCACGTTCGTTCCATCTTGGCCATACTTGATACCAACAGACAGCTTACCAGACAATTCTGGTATGTCATCCACCTTGAGCTCATTCCACTCCGTTTCAGAAATAGCAGATTTCTGGTTGTAAGTTGGCCAAAATCCCAAACGTTGGATATTATGGTCCAGCTTATCCTCACCAAGCTCTGCTTCAATCTTACGCTCATTTAAGTGGTAGCCCATTGATGGATTCGAATTATACCAGGCTTCCACATCGTCAATTTCCTTTTCATCAGAAACTGACCACTCAGCCCAACCAGAATACTTCCCTTTTCCAAAGAGACAAGTCTCACGGTATTTCGTAAAGACCGTACCACTCGATACAGGAGTTGGAGGTGTCCCACACATAATTGTGATAGGATTCTCACTATCCGTAACCGTGTATTTCAAAGCAGATTCCTGTTCAGTCGTATACTCCTGGGCCTCGTCAATGATCAGCATATCAAATCCTTCACCAAGACCACCATTTGATGTCCTAGTACGGAATTGGATAACACCACCTGTTGAATAAAGTTCAATCCGCTCCTGCCCCTTCGCACGAATCGAATTAAAATCCTCACCATCCACATACCCCATTTTCTCAAGGTATCGTTTGACCTTTTCGAAAGAGGAATGAGATGTAGAAATCCTGTGAGCCGTATGCAGGATATTCAATCCCTTATGCAATCCCCAAATTTCAAGAATATAAAGGATTTCAGATTTCCCATTCCGACGAGGAATAGAGTAACCAAACTTCTGATGCACCCAAAGACCATTCTTGTCAATAGCCATCATAGGCAGCAAGAGATTTTTCTGCCAGGCATAGCAAGAAAGCCCTGTCCGTTCGTAAAGTTCAATCGCTTCTTTAGCTCTTGAATTTTTCTTGACGTATTTTAAAATCACCGATTGAGTAGGATTCTGATTGCCAAGTTTCTTCTTCCTCGCCATTCTATTTTCCTTTCAATCGTCATCGCATGATAACCCTATCGCTGGGAGATATTCGGATCACCTCCTACATACTATCTAAAATATTCAGATACTCCACTTCTTCATATGTTTCTGCAAAAATATCAGGCTTGCACGGATAAAGTTCTCCCTGCACACCTTTGATTATATAATCGCCTGCTTTTGCGACCATGACCCCCTCAAGTGTTTTAATCTCACACCATGCGGAATTCTTAGTCCACTTGCCATTGTCATGAACGATAATCTCATTTCTTGTGACTGCGTCCCAGAACCAATCTTCTTCAATCAAACAACGTTCATTGAGTTGGACGGCCTCGACTACTACAGGTTTCTTTCTGTACTTCATTTTCCGACTCCTTTCAAAGCATAAGAAAAGCACCCTTACGAGTGCTACATTAATTCTATTGACTTGATTTCAGATTCATTGAATCCAATATATGGATGTTTATCCGTTGCTATTGTAATTTCATCATACAGTTCATCTTCAGTATCAAGTCTTCCCGTATAAGTATTACAGTGACCTTCGAGGATTTGATCATCAACAAAAGTAACTCTAATATCTTTTCCTAAATATTGTTTTAAATTCATTACTGATCTCCTTTCTTAGGTACAATGTGGGTTCTCTTCTCAGAATGATGAATTTTAATAGACGTCACTTCTGAACCATCCGAACTATTAATTCCAATTGGGTAACCTAGTTCTATTATCTCTTTGTTCGTTCTTCTTCCACGTCTATCAAGCTCAATGCGTCCAGTTCCATAATGTCTATTAAACAATTCTTGAACATCGACTGAATCATAGATATAAGATTTTCCTGTTTTATGTGTTGATTCCATATGTGGCAACTGCTTCTCAGGGTTTATTTTTTTACCCCATTCTCCAGTTTGGATTTTCTGATAAATAAATACTTTATCTTTCAGTTGCTCATATTCTTCACCATCATTATACTTCAAATCCTGAAATTTCGCTAGAGAAATGGGTGAATTTTCAACACCGAGTGTATCAACCACTTCTTTGTACTCCTTGATGTCTGCTTTTCGATTATTATCACGCACATCAATATTTATTCTCTTACGCTTTTCTAATTCATCGGAACTCTCATTTCTAATTTTTTTAGTCCAAGAATTTTGAACCTTACCATTTTTAGGATGATAGTCAATTACACAAGTACAATGCTGATGCCTTCTGTAGAAATTATTCGGTTCTTCACCATATATATAATTTCCTACTAAACTATCACACCATTTGCAACAATGTCCAGTAGAGTGCCTACTAATTGTTGGAGTCATTCCCGTTTTAGCATGAAACTCTGCATTCTTCCTAATCGTATCATCAATAATTGACTGTGTGAAGTTCACAATAGGTTCACCAAGCAACCAACTGACATCTTCAAAGTTCTCTTCAGATGAAAAGCGATTAACAATGCCAGCGATTCGATCCCTATTTAATTCAGGAACTTGAACTTCCATACCGATTTTCGCTTCCTGATTCAAATTTTTCTGAACATCACTAGCATATCCACTCACAAGCTCGTGATTCCTCCCTAGCACGTCCGTCAGCAAACGTTGAGCGATATTGTAATACATTTTACCGTCTGGTAGTTTGTCGGCGCTTAGAGAAACTCCTAGAGCCTTAGAGAGAATATCACCAATTTCAATCGCAAACTCATTTGCTGTTTTGTAGGTTGCTTTTTTGGCCTTCAATGTAGCAAAAGCATTTCTGACAATCCCACTCTTACCGAAATCTCTCTCAAACCTCTCCTGAACCTCTTGCAAGATACCAGGTAAAACATCATTCTCCATTTGAACCACCCTCGCTTACCACTGGTTTAGCTGACATATCTCCAGCTATACCAGTAAGATCACGAATTGTTTCCGCATTGATGTAGCCAGGTAAGGCCCGATTCAATTTCACAACACCATCACCAATCATAGTCATTGTATTCGCATCAGCTTCAAACAATGGTTCCCACTTGACTGTAGTTCTTACAAATTGACTTCTGGCATAATTAAAATCATCACGCAAGCATGCTGCAACATAGGCCACATTAAGTAGACCAGCTCCCAGTGACCTCTGCGCCTTGCGACCAGCCAGGCGCAAGTTCTCATGACTAGCCTTGATAGCTTCAACAGATGACGGATTGTCAGACACAAAACCTAAATCATCCAAGGTCAAGCCCATCTCCCCAGCAAATCCAGCAGCGGCTGTTCTCAGTTGTTCAGTAAACGGTGACATGCTAGCTGTAGTGAACTGTCCAACGCTCGGCTTCTCACCTTTATCGCTTGAAGAAATCGTCAACAAACTTGATACAGTAGCTTTCCATTTTTCCATAGGTTCCGCATCAGGATCAAGTCCAAGAATGTATTTCTGTGGCCACGAATAGAACTCAGCAGTGATATCAGCCCGTTCCAAAGTTCGCTTAGCGTATTTCTGATAATACATTCCTGCTCTGGTAATACGAGACCGACCAAAAGGACGAACCGCATCAGGACGATGAATGACCGGAACTAGCAGAGGAATACCCGTTTCATTCGTAACCGAGTAAGGCTCCCCATCTTTCGGAATAAAATGAGTAGCATTAGGTTCAAAGTATGCTTCAAGCGTTGGACGATTGTAATCATCACAAGCCAGAACTGCATAACCTTCCACAAGCAATCCAGTTATAGGATCAATAACACCCGTCGCATTACTTGATTCAATGACTTGCAACCTCACCTCATCATCTTCACCCTTCGAAATGTAGACGAAACTACACGAACCAATCAGCGCAGCTAAAATAGCACTATCAAAGAAGATATCTGGATTGTTCCGATTAAAGATTTCTGTAACATTAAAATCATCGTTAGCAAATGCCCTGAAAATCAAACGATCTGCAAGACTATCAACGCCCTTTGCAGCCCAACCAAGGACAGCTTGATACTTTGCCCTGATGTGTGCAGGAATTGTGATTCCTGTAGGTGCTTCATAATGCTGCATCGCATAATGCTTGTATCTCAGATTGACTCTGCTCTGATAGAGATTCAACTTCCTCCTAAGATACTCAATCCCTCTTAATTCCAAACCGTTCTCCTTTCATTGTGATGATTTGGCGTGAGAAAAAATGTACAGTGACGGCGTGAAGGCCTTGAGCGCCTAGTGGGAGGGGGTAACCCCCCCTATCTTCACTGGGACTTCCTTTACACTTTTAGTATTTTTCCCAAAAACAATAAATTTATTTTTTTACTTTTTTATGATTTATTTTTTCTGTTGATCAAGCTCTGTACTTGGTCCAGTCCCTGGACTGTGGTAGGTTACGGTTGCCTACTACCTTACTATCATTCGAACGGCTATCTGCATATAGCTTGTCAGACTTCTGCCTATTGCATTGCCAGTGTGCGAGCTGTAGGTTATTGATGTCTGATGGATGACCGTTCCGATTAATTGGAATGATGTGGTCAATGACTGGTGATAAAGGATGTGGATACTTCAATGACTTGTCTACTGGTATTCCACAAATCCCACAAGTATTTCTTGTCTTAAGAATAATTTTCTTATTCTTTTCAAAGGCAACTCGATGCGGTCCACTACGGTCTGCTCGTTCTTGGGGGGTATTCATATTATGGGGCCTTTCTTTTTTTGTTAAAAGGTAGGTATTTTAATACCCTGGGGTATGTTTTTATTAGGGAGTATCTCAACTCTTCAACACCCTTTTGTATTTAACATATCTTATATTCTGTTAAATAAAAACAAACTTCTTCTAAATCAGTTCTAGCAAGTGCTTGCATCTATTTTTATTATCACTAATTTACTTTTTCTTATTGTGTTAAATAAACAGGTGATTAATATCTAAATTTCATCATCGAATCATCCAGTTCATCTTGATTAATCCCTATATATTTCAATGTGATATCTGGTGAAGAATGGTTGAATAATTCCATCAAAATTGCTACATTTTGATATCTTCTATAGTGATGATATCCAAATGACTTTCTCATAGAATGTGTTCCTATATTTTTAAGACCAACATGTTCAGCAGCTTGTTTTAAGATTTGGTATGCTGCTACTCTACCGATATGAGCAATTCTAACTCCATCAGTTCTAACTTTCTTTTTGCTAGGAAAAAGATAATCATAACCATGCAAGTCATTCTCTTTGATGTAGTGATTTAAAGCCTTTCTTAGTTCTGGATTGATTGCAAATCGCTTAGCTTTCCTGGTCTTCTTCTCGACAACTTCTATTCTATCACCTGTTACTTGTTTGACCTGAAGAGGTATTATATCGCTGATGCGCATTCCAGAGTACAGTCCACACATAATCAGAACGTAGTTTCGTTCACTCTTTGACTTTAAAAAATCTTTCATTCTCTCAATGTCATCAAGTTCACGAATAGGTTCTACTTTCTTCATGGTATCACCTCCAAACTACAAGAAAAGGCAGGTTGTGCCTGCCTTTACAATTATTTTATAATATAATTTTAGCACATTAAATCGTATATTTACTCCGAACTTACTCCAAAAAAACTCCAAAAAAACTCCAAAAAAACTCCATTTCTATTCCAAAACTTCAATTTGTTCACCATTTCGATAAAGCTCAGCAAATGCCATTAAAGCCTTATCCAAGATATCGTAATATGAGCTTTCTGAAATGGCCAAATCCATTGAGATTGTTTCGTCTTTCTTACAGTCCCACTGAAGATATTTTTCGAAGAGGATTCTACGATAGAGTGGATCATGTAATCCACTTACTGCTTGTTCGATTGCATCTAGCTCAAGCTCTGCATCAACTTTTCGAATCGCTAATTTTTCAACCTGGCTATTTCTACTGAATGATTGAGATCGTGGCATAAATGAGTATGTAGTTGTTACCTTCTGCCCATCTATGTCATTGGCCACTCTTCTCCATCTAAGATATCCTCTCAGAATTCTCTTGGCATTTTCTTTTGTTTTTGATTCATTAATATCAGGAAAGAAAGGCATCGTTCACCTCTTTTCTATACTTGGTATCATCTTGCACCTCCTTAAAGCGCCCATCTATTTTTGGACTTATTTCTTTTAAAAATGGGATTTTTCTTTTCTTTTTTCTTCTGCTTGTGATATTCGCTATCTTTGTTAAAGATAATATCTTCATCTTCAATAAGCTCTCTAATAAATTGGTTTTCTGGAATCATTCTTCCACCTCCTCGACTTCAAACAATGTACTGTTAAACACTTCACCAAATCCGGCATCTTCTAACTCTTTTCGGGTGTGTTCAGTTCTGATTGCATCAATCTCCACACGAGATTCAATAGTCCACTTATCTTCTCCCTTGTGGTAATTTAAGTAACTATTATAATTGGTAATCCCAATAATCCTCACTAGATAACGCTTCTCTTTCTCGTAGCCGAAAAGCTTCATCTTAATAAGGGTTTCTGCGGGATTGTTCTCTGGTTCATTTACCCATTTACCAAATTGTTCGTTTTCGCTCAACCTGTATTCAGAAAGATGTTTAAGCCAATCCTGAAAATTATATTCAAGATAATCTTTATTATTTTCATACCAATCCGCCACAAACTGCGGGATTGTGACTTTCTCTGGTTCGTCTAGTAACTTTATCAATTCCAATGTTGTTAATTTATCAATCTTAGGTCTAGAGCCACTGTAATCTACTGGTAACTCAATAACTGCTTCAAACAATTCTTTTTTATTCATTTTTCAACTCCTCCAACTGTTCTTGATACCTTTTCAGTTTCTTCTTCCAAAAATCGCGTTCAGCAGCTCTCATGTGCACCACTGATTTATGACTTGGTTTCTTCAGTTCTTCAATCTTTTCTTCAGCTACTTTGATTGAACGTTTTAAACCCTTAATTATATCTTGATTAATTGTACTCATCCGAATACTCCTAGAATGGTAAATCATCATCAGATATATCCATAGGGTTAGTTTTTTCAAAACTTGGTGGAATTTGATTTTCCATACTTGCATTGTTTGCAGCATTATCCTTTTTTTCAAGTATTTGAAAACTTTCGGCTACAACTTCAGTCACATAGACACGTTGTCCTTGTTGGTTATCGTAGCTACGAGTCTGAATGCGACCTGTAATCCCTACAAGAGCACCCTTTTTAAGCCAATTTGCAAAGTTTTCAGCTTGCTGGCGCCACATGATGCAGCTAATAAAATCAGCTTCATAATCACCTGCCTGATTCTTAAAATTGCGATTAACTGCCAAGCTGAAAGTTGCAACAGCCACATTTGATGGTGTGTATCTTAACTCAGGGTCACGAGTCAATCGACCTACTAACACAACATTATTGATCATTGTTTAATTCCTTTTATACTTCCTCAATCTCAATACCTGGGCAATCAAACACCCAGCCAAAGTCGTCATCTTCTAATTGTTTACGGGTGTGCTTGGTTCTGCACCCACCGATTTCGGATTTTGATTCCCAAAAATATTCTTTGGATAATAAACCTTTATTAAGATAGCAACCATATTCATTAACACCTTTCGCTTTTACTAAATACCGCTTTTCTTTCTCGACCTCATAGCCGTCAAGTATGGCTTTTATTAATCTTTTTCTGTTTTCAAGTTCCCTAAATCCTTCGCTCAAGTATTTTAATTCTATGCCATTGTTATCTTTTAAATAATAACCCCAACCAGTTCTTGAAACATGATATAAAGCTGTTGTGACATCACTTTCACAATTAAAATCAAACGTTTTAAGGAATTTTGCTTCTTCTTCAGATACTGTGACTTTTTCGGTTTCGTCTAGTTGTTCCAAGTCTTGTAGAAAAATTTGACGGGCTGTTTCTGCTCCTGGAGCATCCCATACTCCTTCAAGTCTTTTGTACTTTTTAACCAACTCTTTTTTATTCATCACTCTACCTCCAAAAGTTCCGGATCTTCGTAAATGTTGCCGATGATTTCCTCGTATTCAGTCCACGCATACCCACTTAGCAAGCCCTTTAGATATATAGCAGGCATTCCACCTATGAATGTTCCTCCGTATTCTTTTTCTAAATATACTTCATGGTGACATCCTCTTGTACATTTAACGATGTCACCGACGAACACTTCCTCTCCATTTCTGTCAAAAAGTCCTGTTGATTGCATGAGCTCATATTCTTTCATATCCTCTTTTGCAACATTGCCATTTTTGTAAGTCACTTTAACAACTTGTTCATCTAAGACTAGTGCATTAACTTGCACCATTTCTTTAAACACTTTATCCCACGCTCTAAATTTTGGTATCATGCCAAATCCTCCTCTTTGACAAACACTCCATCGATCATCTTCCCTTTTCGGTCTTTGATAACGTTGTATGCTTCTTCTAAACAATTCTCAGCAGTAGTTCCATTTAAAAACGAAACAGTGCTAACAACACTGTCAAGAAACATCAAATCAGCTTTGATTAAAGGAATTTGAGTTTCATTGTGACAGACATGAGCGTATAACTTCTGAGCGATATTACCTAGACTAGAAACCATCAGCAACAATTCAAGTTCCTGTTGATTGGCTGAAATCTGAGCCCCGTTCTTGATCTGTTGCTCAAGCCCAATCATTACTACCTGGATATCACCAAGAGCATCATAAATTAATTCAGGTTTATCCTTTGCGATACCCTCAAACAATTCTCCTGACTCTTCCATCAACTTCAAGAACTGTTTGACAGGATTTGCTTCATGTAAATTTCGGTCAACAAACCATTGTTGTACTTTTTCTTCCAAATTCATTTTTGTATTCATCTTACTTTTCCTCCGTTTTATTCGTAATCAAGTAGTAGCAGTCAACTGCTCCGTAGTCAATCCTGATGTTCTCACCACTCATGCTTTTCTGAAATCGTGGATGACTGATTGCTGAGTAACTAGCTTGATGTTTCTTTAATTCGTTGATTGCGCTATGTATGTGCCCAAAACTCCCAATGAGTATCTTGCGGTGACCGTTATAAATGAAATAGAGTTCAATCATCTTTACTAAACTCCTTGTAAATTTTTTTGAATATTTCTGACACCAATTTTTCAGGTATATTAGATCTCTCGTTGTATGATTTTGAGAAGTTCTTCCACTCTATGTCCTGCTTGATAATTTTATTCTTAAGATTAAGTTCAACATTGCTTCCAAAAATTGTCCGTTTTTGTAAAGGATAATCATAATTATTGTATCTAGCTAGGTTTTTGTATGGAATTCTGAATCCAATAATGTCCTCAATGTAAGGCCACAGTCTGTCAGCTGCTGGATTCTCAATAACCCAAAATTGTGGTCTATATCTTTTTATGATTTCTATTGTGTTGAAAGCTGTTAGCTCGCCATTGACCCTTTTTAAAAATTGCCTATCGTACTGATAATTTATATAGGCTAATTCGTAATCCTGATTTGCCCTGATCGTGAACGGTGAAGGTCTTACTTGTGGAGCAAACAAGCTATCAGACACATCATTGCGTTTCCAACACGCATTCCCATTTTCCATTGCAGAAGCATTTGACCAACTTTCACATGGTGGACTAGCTATTACAAGGTCAGGCTTTGGTAATTTATCTAACACATTAAAGAGCGTGTTATCTCCAAATAAACGTTTGTAATCAGCAAGGTCCAGATTTGTAAAATGATTGTTCTTGTTTTCTATATCCATTCCGATTGAATAGATTTCAATATTCGCCCCCCCCGAACTATTCAGAGAGTTAGCACC